TTGGTGTCAATGAAACTCATTTACTAATGTTTTCGGGGTTTGGAACATATCTGTGCTCCATTCTATACCCCATTTCGCCTGGTGTCAACCACCCCGAAGCCAGCGTTGAAACAGCGGTGGCGAGGACGGCCCCAAAAACTCCGATACCAATTGTCATCCATTTAACTCTACTATATTCTTCTGCCTTTTCTTCTACCTTACGAACACGTTCCAATGTGCGAGCATGTTCTATTGCATTTTCTTCTCTTAAATCTTCAATCATTTTAATAATCAAAGCATCAGACTTAATACTCTGTTCAATTCTCTCATCATGTTTTGCAAGAATTAGAGCGATACGATTATTAGATTCAGAAATTTTATCTACCGCTGATTCAAGTTTATCAAGCATCTCTCTTGATAGTTGTTCATAAATGTTCAGTTTGGATTCTAAAACATCAATTTTAGTTTGTGGTGCACCACTGAACATGTTGCCCTCACATACCAGATGAAGAGAAGTTCAATACTTTCATGAACGATTCAAGATCACGATTCATGAGGAATCTATACTGTTGCTGTCTGATATGATCTAATGCTTCAAACGTTGATACAACTCTTTTTGCAATATCAGAATTAACTTTCATACTTCTTCCATCAGGAAACTGAACAAATCCTTCTTTATATTCAAAGGTGGCATCACCAGCGAGACGCATTAAAGTAGCGAGAACTTCCTGACCTCTCTGAATAGTACCAATAGTTTCCTGAAGATTATCACCTTCCACTTCAAGACTATTATTTTGCTTTTGAAGTTGAGTGGTTTTTTGAGCAGCTTTTTTTCTAAAGTCGGACAGACGCGCTTTCATCAGCGTATCCATTTCCTTAGTTTTATTTTGCATTTTTTCCTTAGCTTCCTGCCCCTTCTTCTGAACTTCTTTTTGTTTGTTCAGTTTTTTTTGTTGAGCAATTTGCTTCTGCGCCCTTTCAGTTTCAGAAGGACCCTGCTTCTTTTCATCAGCTTCAATGATGTTCAATTCTTCTTTAGTCATTTTTTTCTTTGCTCTTTTATCTCTATTTAATAGAATAGTGTTGACGAACTTACGTCCAGCTTTAGTTCTTCCATCATAAGATTTTTTCTTTTTAGAAGAAACAAATGGTTCTACAGCAGGTGGCATTGAAAGATTAGCACCAGATCCCACTGCATTAACAGGGGCATCTTCCCATACTTTTCGTCGCGCCTTTTGTAGAAGTTCTCTTAGGTTTTTCATATCTTATTTAGTTCTTCTAAACATTTGAGATCTGGATCAAGATAATTTAAATATCCTTCTGGAAATCTGTCAAGATAAAGTAAAAAAGATTTAAGAACTGGCCAGCAATTACTTTCTATCTTATAGAACAAGAGAGGAACAGTAGCATCATTGAAGACATTAAAAAGAATGATTAAGTGATTGAGAATCAGATGATGTTTTAAAATACCTGTATTCAGATACTTTCGCACCAACTTTTTGACATACTTAAATCTTTTTAAATCTTCCTCAAATTCTTCTCTTGTTGTGCATTGAGGATTATTGTAATATTTAATAGCAAAGAAGATGTAATTATCTTCATTCAGTTCATCAAATCTCATTTAATTATCATGCAACAGCAATTGTCTTGACGGTTCCTGTACCAGCGGCGGTATTGATAACATCTCCATTATCAAATGCCTTATCAGAAGCAGTTGCAGTTCCTTTATCAACGATAGTACCAGAAATTGTCTGAGCACCAATTGAAAGTGTCTGCGCTGCGTTAGGTACTGTAAACGTAAATGCTACCTGCTGAACACCTGTTTGCGTAGCAGCAGTTGCAGTAATAGCACCAGATACAGATCCAGTAACTACGAGAGTTGCTCCTGCAGTTGCTGTGACAAGTTCATTATAGTTAACAATTACCGTACCAGTAGCATTTCTTGCGTAAGTTTTTGCAGCAAAATATACACCAGCAATTGTAGCATTACCCAGAAGGTCGGTAGCACCAGCGCCGCCAAGATTACTTACAGTAGCAATAACTTCTTCAAAACCATTGGCATGTTTGATCACCCACCCACGCTGATCTGCAAATGCAGTATTCAGGTTATTTGCTGGTTGATCTTCTGGTCTCAGCCACTTAGGTCTTGACTCATCAGCTGTACTTTTTCCCCAGAGAGGCATGTTAATTCTCCTTATTGGTCGTTTCTTTTTATATTTATAAAAAAGGGGGACATAGTAATCCCCCATTAAGATTATTTTAGTATAGCATATCAGGGAGTAAGATCTTTAGCACCCTTCTTCTTCAATGCTGATTGAGCTTGAAGAAGAACAAGTGAAAGAATACCATTTGATTTAACTTTTGGACTTGCTCCAAGTGCTTCCGAAACTGCAAAAGCAACTGTAGCAATCAACGCTTCATTTGCTTTTGCCCAAGCGAGTAATGCTGCTAAAGACATAATAACCTCTAAATGTAGGTAATCTTATTTAGCTTTCTTAGCCATCTTAGTGGCAGTAGCATACATAACATTCTTCCCACGCTCACCGTAACGTGATTTAAAATCTTTCAGATTCTTTTTCATGGACTTAACAAGCCTTTCTTTTTCACCAGTTTCTGCTGTAGATAAATGAGCTTCTGCCTTCATTGCTTTACACTTACTACACACACCACAATTTCCACAGGAAGATTCTTTTACTTCAGGAACTTGCTCACCTTCTTTTGATTTTTTTCCTTCCTCAAGTTCGGTTCTCCAATCGGAAAATTCTTCCTTCTTGATTGACTTAGAGATTGCTGCTCTGCGCTTCTTCAAATACTTATCAGAACTATCTACTTTACCATCATTATTTACATCAGAATCTTCTTTTCCTACTGGATCCAATCCTTCTGCTTTAACACATTTATCTTTACCATTTTCTGTGCCTGCGTACTTATAACCTTTCCAGCAAGCCTTACCATCAGCACCCTGCTCTTTACCTTCAGCATTTTTACCTTCAAATAATCTACCAGATGCAATTTGATCTACCGCACTCTGCATCAGTGAATTATTATAATCAGTGGTAACTTCCTGCTTATTCTCAACCTCTCCAAAACAATCCTTACCACCAATTCCATTAGCAGATCTTTCAATCAAAGATTTAGAAAAACTATCGTTGAACATTTCTTTACAGGGTACTTTCTTTTTATTTATCATAGTAGTGTGTTTAGGAGTACTTAATTTACTATACTTCTCAACCTTCTGACCTGGAGTTAAGCATTGTAAGTACTCTCTAGTTTCATCAGTTCCCAACTCATGAACTTCTTTGATATCCGAGATCCAACTTCTAAATGTTTTTTGCTCTTCATCTAAACAGATGACATAGTTTGGACCTCTACGAATAATGACTCCTATTTTATCATTATTGTTTCGGACCTTCATTCCCTCAAGAAACACTTCACCATTATAATACTTCTCACGCATATAAACTTTCGTGGAGTATTCTGAAAAATTATACATTAATGTTTTAAAATACTGATGTAATATTTATTATTTAAAATTTGCGGGTAATCTTGTACGAATCTCATCCATCAGTTTCTTACAATCAGCATCAGATAATGCTCTAGGAATTCCAGATCTAAAAGTTTTAAAGTCAGCGGCAAATGCTGCTCTTCTCATTTTAGTTCCAGAAATGGCAAATGTATCACCGTCAGCATCACGATCGCCTGAAGAGATTACATCAAGTTCATTGAATACAAAGTCCTTACCATTATACTTTTTGATCCATTGCATAGCAGGAACACGATCAGAACCAACCACAAAGTATGCATTGTCATATCCAAGTGATTGCAATTCCTGAAGAATTGTCACTGGATCTTTGGCGGTAGCACTACTGAATATTTTTCCTCTGTGCTCTGGTAATGACTTATTCATATAAGTCAATTTTACATCTGGAGGAAGAGGGTTGTTTCCTTTCGCATCCACTGATTGACTGATGTAAATGCGATAATCATTAGTACCAGCAATCCTTTTTAGGTTAGCAAAGTTATCCGCATGACCCGTAGTGCAAGGTTGGAATCTACCGAATGTGAAGTAGCAACTTTTGTATTCTATGAGGCTCATTTCTTCCAGTTCTTTTCTATTGTGAAATTGTTTTTACTGAACTCAATACGGTTGACTAATTTCACCATATCTCCGTCCTGATGAAGAACGTATCCTTCAGGAGTAGTAACTTTGTATCCACCATCAATTTCAACAAAAGTCCTAAACTGTTCTAACGAGTCTAGTTTTTGAATAATAAACAACTTTGCTTCTTGGATTGTTTTATAAAGAGCAACGAATGCTTTGAATTCTGTCTGGTGGTCCTCCAAGTATTTAACACCTTTATAGAAGAAATCTCTTTTTTTAGTTTGAGCAGCAGCAGTTTTTACTGAGTTGATTTCTTTATCCATCTTTGCCTTATAGAATTCAGCAAATGATTTCAAAGTAGCATCAACATTAGTAATCGTTCTTGCTGCTTTGATCTCTGCATTGAAGAATGGTTTTAAGTAAGATCCTACAAAGAACTTTGCATCGCCAGTAGTGCCAGAGTTTTCCACAAGGTAATTGTGAAACTCTGCAGAGATTTCACACATTCTGTTTATCTGTTGGATATATCTATTGAATCTTTGTTCTTCTGTTTGCGTGAAAGATACCTGTTGAACTTGCGTATCATTAGAGATAACGGCAACATCATCAACAGAATTAAACTTTGAAATATCCACACGAGGTCTTGCAGACATATCTGCAAGATCAGGACCACCAGCATAATGAGTATGAAAAACCACTCCAATTTTAGCTCTATTGACTTTTTTACCAATAGGATGATCAGTCGGGATACCATATGTAATCGTGTTAGGTCTGAATACTATGAGTTCTTCACCATCTACTCTCTGTGTTTTCTTATCATCAGTGAATAGAAGATCACCTTGAATGACACCAGTGATACCGAGTTTAGAAAAATAATTTAAACAATCTTTGAGTTTCTTATTTAACTCCCCATCATACATGCTATCAATATCACCCTCGGTATAACAGATCTTTGGATCTTTTTTATTGAATACAGATTTAGTTCCAACAAAAAATAAATTTGTCATTGGATCTACACCACATACTACAGAAGGAGCACCGTCCCATTTAGTTTGCAGAAATCCACCAGTAGATTTCTTACCAATCATATCCTTAAGTTCGGTAAGAAATCTAACAATAGCAAAACATCCCTCTGAACCATAGTTCAGAACTTCATCTTCTAAATGCTCAAGGTGTTTTAGTTTGACTATGTTTGCCATTAATCGGAAAATTTGAGAGTGTAATTAACTGTTCCTTGCGTTGCAGTTATAAGGTCAGTAGCAGATTTGCCACCTGTAAATTCAATATCTGCTTTGGTAACTTTTTTAGTTGTAAAGTATATTTGACCTTTCCTGAATTTAGTAGTATCTAGGTAAGCTTGATACATCTTTTTACCTGCTACAGCATTTCTCATTCTTGCTTTGGATCTTTCTTCTGTGTTTAATTTATCTGAAATGTATCTAGAAAACAATGCTGTCATTCCAGACCCACATTTCTTAAGAGAACTTGCTACAGATGCACTACTTGCTTCTTTAAATTCTGCAGAGTTCAAAGAAGATTGAACTTGAATTGCTTTTCTTATAACTTTACCATACACAGGATTTGTTAAACATCCAGCAGATAATTGTTTATATAAGTCATCTGGATTTATGATAGGATTTTGACTTCTATCTGATGTAGTAGGTCCAACAGTAAATCCTAGAATTTCAGAAACACCATATCTATAAACATATTTCATAGATTTTTTACCTGTTATGGTGCCACCATCTATTGCTTTACATATTTGCTGCAATTTTTTCAATGTAGGAGCATCGCTCAACTGCGATGGATTTTGTTTCATATGAGGCATAATGTTTGACCAGACAGATGGTGATGCACCTTTCTTACCTGCCTTTGATGAAATTAAAAACTTTCCTTTGTTTGGATCATTACTTTCATTTTTATATTGAACAAAGGAATCAATACCAGGAAAAGATGGATCTGTAGGCACCGCAAAATATTCTACTGGATATGCAACAATTTCTGCATTAGCAAAACAAGTTGGTTTTTTCAATAAAATCATATAACCGATTAGGAGTTCTCCTAGATAAACTCCTAATTGATTTTTTTCTTTATCAGATATACCCGCATTCCAAACAAATTGAGCATCGCCCATCAAGGTTCCAGTATCATCTACATCGTCATAGAAAAACTGTGCTACTTGTTCTGTGATGTATTCTGGTACTGAAGGTTCATTCTCTAGTCCTTGTAAGATTGATTTTGCCAGTTGTTCTGCTGAAGTAAATTTTTTACAAGGAACATTCTCCTGCTCATTTAATACAGGAATAATAATATCATCACCAAGATTAATTAACTTTGTTGATTCAATTTGAAAAGTTGCTTTACCATCTTTTACCTTATCAATGCAATCAATGTGAATCCAACCTGTTCCTTCATTACCAGCATCTACTGAAATAAGATTTTTAAAAGTTCCCGTATAATGATAAACATCATTTTCAAAAACTGTAATAGGATGACCATGATCCAATAAAACTTTATTCACTAGGTTACCATTGGTATTTTGAACTTTTAGGTAACTTTTTCCTCTAGTGGTTTTACTATTTGCTTTTACAAAGGTTTCTACTTCCTGACCTTTAAAGTATTTTTCCCACTTTTTGTCAGTTTGACTAGCCATAAAAAATCCCCCTTACGGGGGTATTTATTAAACGTCGTTAGCGACTCGGTTTTCGCTACGCTCAATACTAAAGGTTCCTTCAGGATAACGAGCACTCAATTTCTCAAAGTTGATTTGAGCAATCTCTTCAAAAGAAACATCAAGTGCTAGACAAGCTTGAGCAACATACCAGAGGATATCACCCAGTTCACGCTTCATATGAAAGACATTATCCTCATTATAAGGTTTGCCTTGAAATGCAATCTTCTTTACAATCTCTGTGAACTCACCACCCTCTGCAGTGATACCAGCAGCAGCAGTCAAAAGACGTTGAGGATCAGCACCTTGTTCTTTAAGTTCAATCAAGCGATTGATGAACTCGGTATTATCACGAGATGCTGGACTTGTAGTACAAGCAACAAACTCAATATACTTATTAAAATCAATAGTCATACTAATCAAATTTAAAATCGGTGAATTTTGCCATAGATTTACTTTGAGTTTTGGCAATTTCCTCAAAGTCATAGTCCTGCCCAGAGTCAGAAATATCTTTCTGTGCAGTTTCTTCTACATCATACAACCTCATCTTCGCTCTGTCAATACCAACCACGAATCTTTTGAACATGGTAGGGTCGTTATAGCGATTCTTCAATTGTTTAATCATAATTTGATTAAGGTTTTCAAGTTCTTCTGTGCTAATAAGAGCAAACATAAAGTCCGCAGTAGCAGGAAGTCCAAAAGATTCAGAAGTATCTGTAAGATCAATATCGCTACTACCGTAACCACTACGAGTAGTTTGAGTAGCAGTGACAATGGGAAGATCAAACTCCACTGCAAGACCACGAAGTTCTTCAGCAATCGCTTTAACATAGGTATAAGAATTTACAAGCGTTCCTTTATATCGTGATGATGAGCAGATGTTAAGATAATCAATGAAAATGATATCAGGTTTAAAACTCTTTTTAAGTGACAGATCATTAAGTAATGCTTTGAAGTGTCCAGCATGAGCAGACGCTGTAGGATACTCTTTAATGATAAGTTTACCATGAGTCTTCTGTGCTAAGCGAGTTACTTTTGATGCGAATAATTGCTCGGGGAGGTCCTCAATGTCTTTGATATTGACATTGAGTAAGTTAGCATCAATACGTTCCGCAATTTTTTCCTCCGCCATCTCCAGGGTAACATATAGTACGTTTCTTCCCTGTAAAAGGGTAGCTGCAGCCATATGACACATAAACAGAGATTTGCCAACACCAGTTCCCGCCAAAGCAACATTAAGAGTTTTATTTGGGATGCCACCCTTCGTAATTTTATTAAATAACGTAAGGTCAAACGGTATTTTATTTTCGTTGCGGTGATAATATTCATAGCGAGTTTCAAAATCTTCTATGTAATCGTGACCGATATGTTCATCAAAAGAAACTGCAAGTGCTTCCTGCAGAATTGAAGGAATAGCATCTTCAGTACGATCTTTATCTTTACCATCAGCAATCTTCACACTCTCAAGAAGTGCGAGATATACCGCTCTTTGTTTACACCATTTCTCAGTAGAGTCTAACATCCACTGAAAATCTACTTCTGTATTATTGATATCTTCAATCTTAATTTGTAATTCCTTATAAGAATCTTCATTAAGATCCTTACGGTTGTCTACTTCAATCTGTAGAACTTCCTTAGTAGGAGATTGACCATATGAAATTACAAACTCTGAAATAATATCAAATAAAATTTTATCAGAATACTGCGTAAAGTATTGACCCTTAATGTAAGGGATTACTTTACGCATATAACTCTCGTTACAAACGAGATTTTTCAGAATTGTATTTTCAATTGTTTCCATCAAGATTCAGATCCGTAACAGAATTCTTTTCGGGCACATTCGTCAAGTGCTTGGAGGATGTCTGGCGTAAAATATTTTTCAGGATCTTTATAGATGACTGAAGGATAAACACTACCAGAATCAAGTTTAATGCGGTTACCCACACGCTCAAAGACTCCGTATTTTTCACCCAGTTCCAATAATCCATAATACTTGTCAAGTCCTCGTGAGTCATAATACAACCTAGTTTCAATGTCAGAGTTTTCTTTAGTAAAGCGAGACTTCTGTGCCTTCACTTTAATGATGTTACCAACGACTTCAGTACCATCCTTTTCCTTCTTTTTAGAAAGAAATAGAATAGTTGAAGCAGCATACTTTAGACCAGTACCACCACCCATTTCTTTTGTAGGAACATAAGCACCAACAACTTCATAGGTATGATTGGTAACAATCAGAGGAATTCCTGCCTGACCCAGTTTCAGAGACAGAATCCTGAAGATGGATTTAATCACCTGAGCACGAGTCATATCACGAGTTTCCTTGCCATCAGATGCATCCTGAACTTCTTTGGAAGTTGAGAGCATTCCCAGAGAGTCTAGCACAAAAAGCAGAGGAGGTCTAGCATCTTTCTTGAGTTTCATGTACTCGTCAACAACTTTAATACTTTGAGTACGAAACTCTTGAACTGTAGTTACAGGAACCATGCCAACTCTTTTCACATCAATACCACGATCAGCAAGCATATCCTTAGAAATAGCTGATTCGGACTCAAAGTAAATTACTTGTGCCTCTGGATTGGTCTCAAGGAAATGTTTTACAATTGAGAGTGCGAAGAATGTTTTACCTGTACTGGATTCACCCGCAAGCGCAGTGATTTTATTTGATGGGAGACCACCGAATAAACTACCACTGATAAGAGCGTTGAGTATATAAGAACCAGTATCCACAAAAGAACTGCAATCTCCTGCGGCGATGCCATCGTCCGCAACTGACGCAAACTCATTATCCAACTCCTTAATAATAGTATTTAAAAAACTCATAATACCTCACGAAAAAAAACTACTGAGCGTTCCACGACGCTCATAATCCCAACCAATACATTCTAGCACAGATTTGAGAGGTTCTAGGAAAGACTTCTCAAATTGTAGGGTATAGTCAATGTACTTTTCCAGACCAAATTCTGGCGGGATACTCTGGAAGAATGAAATAACGTTTTCCCCAATAGGGTTAGGCGTTTTCAAATAGATGAATTTGATTTTTTCCCCTTCTTGGATAAGAGGAAATCTATTAGTAATCTTATGCTGCTTAACATAGTGATTATAAAGTAATGCACCTCGGACAGCAATTGGGGTTTTTTCGGCATAGATTTTACTGTGACTCCTATACTTTTCAAGATTATTACAACCTCTAGGTGATGCTACGTTAACATAGTTTTGCTTTTTACTATCCGACTTAATCTTATCAATGAATGCAATAAGGTCATCATTAGTGCCATTGATAATAATTTTGTATGCCTCGTATAATTTATCTCGGAAATATGATGGGGTGGAAGAACGTTGAGTTTCCATACCACAGATTTTCATCTTAGGTTCTTTATAGCGAACACCTTCGCTGTCCCATACGTTAAGAACGTAACGCTTCTTCA